TGATAAATATATAATAAATGTAGTTATCTAAGGAAAAGACATGGCTAAACCAAGTACAAGAGACCAACTCATAGATCATTGTCTAAGAAGACTTGGCGCACCTGTCATTGAAATCAACGTTGATATTGATCAACTTGAAGATAGAACTGATGACACACTCCAGTTGTATCAGGAGTATCATTCTGATGCAGTAGTCAGAACTTTCCTCAAACATCAAGTAACATCTACTGATATTACTAATGGTTATATTACTGTAGACGATAGTATCATCTATATTAAGAAACTGTTTATGGTAAAAGGTTCAGGTAACTCTGCTGGAATGTTTGATATTAAGTATCAAATGTCCTTGAATGATATCTATGATTTGAACACCTATATTGGTGATCTTGCCTACTATGAGCAGACCAAACAATATCTTGCCTTGTTAGATGCTCAGCTGACTGGTTATCCGCATATTGATTTTAATAGACACCAGAACAGAGTATACATTCATGGTAAGTTTGCAGAACAGGATATTATCGAAGGTGAGTATATTGTCTTTGAAACATTCAAGACTGTAGACCCTGAAACTCATACAGATGTATATAATGATTTGTTTGTAAAAGAATATCTTACACAGGCTATCAAACAGCAATGGGGAGCAAACCTAATTAAGTTTGAAGGTGTGCAACTTCCGGGTGGTGTTACCTTGAATGGTAGACAGTTGTATGATGATGCTACTCAGGAAATGTTGCGGTTAGAAGATAAACTGCGTAATACATATGAGTTGCCTGTTGACTTTTTTGTAGGATAAGGTATAATGGCAACTAATCTTTACTTTAGTCAATCAGTAAAATCAGAACAAGATTTATACGAAAATATTGTTATCGAATCTCTCAAGATGTATGGGCAAGATATATTCTATATGCCTAGAACACTTGTAGCAGAAGATAAAATCTTTGGTGAAGATGTTGCTTCTAAGTTTGAAGATGCTTACCAGATTGAAATGTATCTGGAAAACATTGATAACTTTGATGGAGACCAAGAACTCTTTAGTAAGTTTGGTGTAGAAATTAGAGACAGAGCTACACTTCATGTCTCTAGACGTAGATGGCAAGAAGTTACTTTTGACCATTCATCTTCACAGAGTAGACCAAATGAAGGTGACTTGATCTTCCTTCCATTATCAAATCAAATCTTTGAAATCATGCGAGTGATTGATGATCAACCATTCTATCAGTTATCTAATCTTCCAACATTCCGTATGGAGATTGAACTCTTTGAATACAATGATGAAGACTTTGATACTGACATTGCACAGATTGATCAGATTGAACAGGACTATGCTTACCAGTATATTCTGACTCTATTTGATAGTGCCTATGATAGTGATGCATTACAAGTAGGAACAACTATCCAGCAAAGTCTTGCCAACAACGTTACACTCTCAGCTGAGATTGCTAAGTGGAATGATAGTTCCAATGAAATATCACTTGTCCATCTTGGGGCAGATGATGGTAAGTATCATATCTTCACAACGGGCAGCGTTTCGAACATCTTCTCATCTGGTCTTGGAACTGACAGTGCATCCTACACTGTAATTTCTACCAGAGAAAATAATCAAATTCAAGTAACACAACAAAATGATATCTTTGAAACTGAAGGTGATAATATTATTGACTTTAGTGAAGGTAATCCGTTTGGAGAGGTGACATAAAATGCTAAATCAGCACTTCTACCATGAAAAGATTCGTAAATGCGTAGCTGTATTTGGAACACTATTTAATAATATTTACTTGGTTCGTAAAGACTCTAGTGGTAGTGCTATCAGTCAAATCAAAGTTCCACTAAGTTACTCTCCAAAACAAAAGTATTTGGATCGTATTCGTGAAACAGAAGACATGTCAGATGCTAAATTAGCAATCAAACTCCCTAGAATGGGATTTGAAATGTCGTCTCTTTACTTTGATCCTACTAGACAATTACCTAAAACAAATAACTTTACAGAAACTGTTGTTTCAGATAATAATAAAAAGACTAAGTTCTTTACTGCTGTTCCCTATATTCTAAACTTTCAATTGAATATTCTGGCAAAGACAAATGAAGATGCTGTTCAAATACTTGAGCAGATTATTCCTTTCTTTAATCCTACCTTTACTATTACTATGAAACAGTTTAGTGATTATCCTAATATCAAAGAAGATATTCCTATTTCTTTGATTGGTATTTCTTTTAGTGATGATTATGAAGGTTCTTTAGAGAACAGAAGAACTATCATATATACATTAGACTTTGAAATCAAAACTAACTTCTATGGTCCGATTGCAGATAGTTCTATCATCCGTAAGGCTATTGTTGACTTCCGTGATCCAGATATTCCAACTGTAGGTTCTTACAGTCTTACAGATTCAGACAATTTGTTTGAACGTATTATTATTGAACCAAACCCGTTGAATGTAAGTCCTGATAGTGACTATGGATTTACTGAAACATTTATCATTCCGGGTGAAGGGGATAGTGCATAATGACTAGTAATATTGTGCCAAAGAGAGATATTCCTGAGAGTGTTCATTCTAGTTATGATGAAGACCTAGACCTTATTCGTTCTACTCTTAGGTCTCTTCTACACTCAGGTGAAGAAGGTCTGAGAATGGCACAGGACTTGGCAGAAGAGTCTGAACATCCCCGTGCTATTGAAGTCTTGACAGGGATGATTAAACAGCAAGCTGATAATGCACATGCACTATTAGCAATGCATAAAAAACACCAAGAGATTAATGTTACTCAAACTAAAGGTAATATCGGTGATGATACCAAATCTCTTACACAAAATGTATTTGTAGGTTCCACAGCAGAGTTACAAAAAATGCTGCGGGGCGATGATAATGAAAAGGTAATTGATAATGTATATGACAGAACTGACCAAAGGAATATTTAAACTCCTTAAAAGACTCATTGGTGAGTCTAGTGTCCTACTAGCAATAATTTATACTATTGGGCATATTATTATTGCTACAATCTGCAACTGGTTAATCACAGGTGCAGCTATGGAGTTAGCAGCATTAGATGCTATTATTGAACCAATCATTAATGGTTTCTGGTTCTATGCACTCCATAAATTAGCAAAGAGATATTTTAAGAGTGAATGAAACTTACCTCGGTAATGCACAGGTCAAGAAAGATGGTGTGCAGCAGGGATGGTCTAAAGAAGATATCCTAGAATATCAGAAATGTATGACTGACCCGGTATACTTTGCTGAGACTTATGGCAAGGTAATTAACCTTGATGACGGTCTAACACCTTTCAAGATGTATCCTTACCAGAAAGAAATGTTTAAGCATTTTGAAGATAATAGATTTTCTATTGTTCTTGCCTGTAGACAGTCTGGTAAGTCTATCAGTTCATGTATGTATATTCTTTGGTATGCATTATTCCATCCTGACCAGACTATTGCTGTGTTGGCAAACAAAGGTGCAACTGCTAGAGAGATGCTTTCTCGTATTACTCTTGCACTAGAGAATGTTCCATTCTTTTTACAACCCGGCACTAAAGCACTCAACAAAGGTTCGTTAGAGTTTTCAAATAACTCTCGTATTATTGCAGCTGCTACTTCTGGTTCTTCTATTCGTGGACTGTCTGTAAACCTGCTGTTCCTAGATGAGTTTGCATTTGTAGATGATGCTGCTACCTTCTATACCTCTACCTATCCTGTTGTATCATCCGGTAAAACTTCTAGGGTAATTATTACTTCTACTGCTAATGGTATTGGTAATATTTTCCATAAAATTTATGAGGGTGCATTACAGTCCACAAATGAATTTAAACCCTTCAGAGTGGACTGGTGGGACGTTCCGGGACGTGATGAAGAGTGGAAGAAGCAAACCATATCTAATACCTCAGAACTACAGTTTCAGCAAGAATTTGGTAATTGCCTAAAAAGTAATTCACAAATTACTATTTGTATAAATAATTCTATAGCGGAAATCACTATAGGGGATTTATATGAATGTATTCAAAGAGGATCAACATCTGGTTTATCTATTGACGAGGAAATCAGACTCTCAGCAATACGTTGGTATCACAATAGAGAGACGTATGAAGCAGAGAATAGGAGATCATAAAAGATCCAAAAGATTTCGTAATGATGAATTCACTATAGAGATTTTAGAAAAAAGTTTAGATAGATCATACATAGAACAAAGAGAATCTGAACTAATAGAAGAGTTGGACACTTATAATAATGGATTAAATGAAAGTCCTTCTGGTAAAGGATATGGCCATAATTCAAAAAACTTTACTACATTAGGATATATTTTTTCTGAAGAATCTCGTAAAAAGATGAGCGAATCTGCTAAAAAAAGAGGTGGTGGTCCAGAGCAAATGCGAGAAATATCTCTCAATCAATGGTCTGATCCAAAAATTCGAAAACATCATTCTGAAATTAGAAAAGGTAAGAGGTTACGCAAACCTAAACTTTCTGATGAAATAGTTGTAGAAATTAGATTATTTTATGAATCAATAAAAGATCAACTTGAAAAAGAATGTAGAGATATAAATGAAGAAAGAAATAAGAAAAATTCAAGTTGGAAAAAAACCAACACAGCACAATTATTTGGAAACAAGTATTCTGAGAAATATTCCGTTTCCAATACTTTATTAAGAGATATTGTCTTATGGAAAACTCGAACAAAAGTTCTACCATCAATATGCAAATCCTAACACCATCTGGATTTCATCCATTTGAAGGGGTTGCCCGGTATTGGCACGACAAGTCTCTCAAGTTTGTATTTGAAGAAGGTAATGTTGAATCTGCATATGATCATAGATTTATTATCAACGGCAAAGAAGTGCTTGCTAGTGATGTTAAGATTGGTGATAATATTGGAAAAACTGTAAAAGATATTATTGAAATATCTGAGGGTGATTATTTTTATGATCCTGTAAATGTTTCGAATGGTAAGATATATAATCACGATAATGGATTTGTTTCTCACAATACCTTCTTTGGAACAGGTAATACACTTATCTCTGCTGATGCACTAATGAATATGAAGGCTGCATCTCCACTTGCTGATATGGGTGATGTAAAAGTATATGAAGAACCTAAGAAGAACCATGACTATATTATGACTGTAGATGTTGCTAAAGGTCGTGGACAGGATTATTCTACATTTAATATTATTGATATTTCTACTAACCCTTTCAAGCAAGTTGCTTGTTATAGAAACAATATGATTTCACCTATTCTTTTCCCTGATATTATTCACAAGTGGGCAAAGAGATATAATGAAGCATATGCTATTATTGAATCTAATGATGCAGGTTCTGTAGTTGCTAATGGACTATACTATGATATTGAATATGAAAATGTTCATGTAGAGTCAATGATCAAAGCTGGTGCTATTGGCATGACTATGAATAGAAAAGTCAAACGTATCGGTTGTTCTAACCTCAAAGACTTGGTAGAAGAAAAGAGACTTGAACTCGTAGACCTAGACACGATTAGTGAATGTTCTACATTTGAAGCAAGAGGCAATTCTTTTGAAGCATCTGATGGCAACCATGATGACCTAGTAATGAACTTGGTTATGTTTGCATGGTATGTTGGTAGTGAAGCATTTGTTAATCAAACTGATATGACAATAAAACAAATGCTTTATGAACAGCGTAATAAAGAGATTGAAGACGATATTGTCCCTGTAGGCATCATTGATGATGGTGTAGACAGAGACGAAACAGAAGTAATTGGAGGTGATGTTTGGACCTCAGAAAGAACAGAAATGTTCTAAGATCAGATATTTATAAATAATATTGTGTTTTGAAACTACCTTATTATGGATAACTTATTATTAATCCAAACGAAAAAGAGGAAGACTCATGGCTTTTTTCACGCCTTCTCTGTCTCCAGCTGTAGTAACCCGTGAGATTGACCTCACAGGGTATGTACCAAATGTCGGAACCACCACAGGTGTTTTCGCAGGTAACTTCCGTTGGGGTCCAGTAGATGTACCAACATACGTGTTTAATGAAGCAGACCTTGTAGAGAAATTTGCTTCTCCTGACACCAATAATTCAGTGGACTTCCATTCCGCTGCATACTTCTCAAAATATTCTGATCAACTTTTAGTAATTCGTGCCTTAGATAGTGGTTCTTCCACAGCACTTAATGCATACCATGTCGATACTGTTTCCAGTTTTGCCAACGTTGTAGGTTCAACTAGAGACTCTAATGCTCCTGCTATTCTTAACGAAGCAGACTTTGACAATAGACGTGGAACTGCCTTAGATGCTGCTTCTAAAGGTTTCCACGGGTTCTTAGCAAAGTATCCGGGAACTTTGGGCAACTCTCTTGACATTCAAATCTGCCCATTTAATGCTGGTGCAGATTCGGCATTTACGTCTTGGGGACTTGTAAATAGTTTCAACGAAGCTCCTGCTACATCTCCTTTTGCAACGGGCAAAACTGCTACCAACGATGAAGTTCATGTTGCTGTAGTAGATAGAGGTGGTGAGTTTACTGGAACTAAAAATACTGTTCTTGAAGCATTTCCATTCGTATCTTTGGCATCTAATGCAAAGAACGCAGATGGTTCTACCAACTACATTGCAGATGTAATCAATAATCAGTCTTCCTATGTATGGCTTGCTGATGCTGCTAACATTGACTCTGACTATAGAGTTGCTGGTGCTGGCACAGATGCTGATACAAGCACTGATTTTGCATTGATTACTTCTAAGCAGGTAGTGAAAACTATCACTCTTGCTAATGGTGCAAATGCTCAATCTTTAGGTGCTGGCGCTTATGCTACAGCATTTGATAAAATCGAAGATGCTGATGCATATCAGGTAGACTTCTTAATTGCTCCGGCAGTTAGTGGTGGTACTGATACTGCTCAAAATACAAAAGCAGATACTATCATTACAGACTTGAATAGCATTGCTGCTACAACTCGTAAAGATTGTATTGTAGTTGCATCTCCACCTAAGCATGCAGTAATCAATACTACAACTCCTGTAGCAGATACTATTGCATTCGCAAATACACTTCCTTCTAGTTCTTATACCTTCTTGGATAACAACTGGTTAAAAGTATTTGACAAGTATAACGACGAATACATCAATATTCCAGCTGCTGCTTCTACTGCTGGTCTGATGGCACAGTCTGACTTTAATACTGCTCCTTGGTTCTCGCCAGCGGGTCTGAGAAGAGGACAATACTTTGGTGCTGTAGATATTGCACATTCTCCTGTAAAGGCAGAACGTGACAGACTCTACAGAGCAAACGTAAACCCAATTGCTAACATTCCGGGTTCTGGTATTACTTTGTTTGGTGATAAGACCATGCTTCGTAGACCTTCTGCGTTTGACCGTATTAACGTTCGCCGCTTGTTCCTCACTCTTGAAAGAGCAATCTCCCGTGCTGCTAAGTCTGTTCTCTTTGAATTCAACGATGAATTTACAAGAGCAGAGTTTGTAAACATTGTAGAACCTTTCCTGAGAGAAGTAAAAGGTCGCCGTGGTATCACTGATTTCAGAGTTATTTGTGACGAAACAAATAACACACCTGAGATTATTGACCGCAACGAATTCATTGCTACTATCTTCATCAAACCTGCTCGTTCTATTAACTACATCACACTTAACTTTGTGGCTGTAAGAACTGGTGTGGACTTTGAAGAAGTAGTTGGTCTGTCATTCTAAACCGCTTAACTAAGGAGATATAAAAGATGGCTATTTTAGGAGTCGATGACTTCAAAGCAAAACTGAAAGGTGGCGGTGCTAGACCTAATCTATTCAAGGCAACGATCAACTTTCCGGGTTACGCAGGGGGTAACGTAGAACTTACCTCGTTTATGTGTCGGGCAGCTCAACTGCCCGGTTCTATCATGTCTGAAATCATTGTGCCTTTCAGGGGTCGTGAACTTAAGATTGCTGGGGACAGAACATTTGATGTTTGGTCACCAACGATTATTAACGACACTGACTTTGATGTAAGAAATGCAATGGAACGTTGGATGAATGGGATTAATGCTCACTCTGACAACAGTGGTCTCACTAACCCTGTAGACTATCAGGCTGACTTGATTGTAGAACAACTAGATAGAGATGGTTCTACACTTAAGACTTACAACTTCCGTGGTTGTTTCCCTACTAACATTGATCCAATTGACCTGTCCTACGATCCAGCGGCAGCTATTGAGGAATTCGGTGTGACTTTCCAAGTCCAGTACTGGGAATCCAACACAACTTCCTAACAGAAGTGCTAAATAGGGG